AGTTTATGTAATATTATCACTATATTTGCACTGGCTCTTGAGCGTAAAGGGCGTTAATGACGCCCTCGCCTATTGAATTTTCCTCTGAGGCAACGTTTAAGAGCCTTTTTTTATTTTGCAACGGTCTTACTCACAGCGGACAAGGCTTTCTCGGTTAATGAGATGGCGTATGAAACAAGACGATGGGATGCGAGTGGCTGACCAGAGAAAGACCGTTTTTTTAACACGTTGAGAAAATGAAGTATTTCGCAAATTATGAAGCGGATGCAGTTGTCCGTGAAGATGATAACGGAAACCGCTACATCAGGTGTATTGAGAACCTGAAAGAACATCCCGTAGGAAAGGACAGCCCGACGGCTTGGGGCATCCCCAGCTACGGAGTGACAAACTTTCTTGAACCCATTTCAAGGGAAGAATACGAGACATACGGAAAGACTTGGGATTGGTCTCCGACAACAGGCGAAAAACGGGTTCTTGTCAAGAACTGAAATGACGGTAGTATTCACGTGACTTCTTCAAAATGGCTTTGGCTTCCTGACTTGCAGGATTAAGCCGCCTCCATTGTTCATAGAACGTGTGACCCAAACCGCCTTCAAGACCTGTTTCACGGTGTATCCTGTTCCACAACTTATCCCCGATGATGCTTTTGGCGACATCGGGGTTTTCTTTTGCATAAATCATTCTCGCCGTGTTGATTTGAATTTCAGCCGTCAACCCTGCGCTGGTCGTGATGTTGATGATGTTGCCCGTATAGCCCATTAAAGTGTTCTGACGTTTCAGACGCATGAAACATTCTTCCCCTTGAAGCGTTTTGATAATGTCGTTTATTTTATCCCTGTCGGCAACAATGGTCGTTCGCACGATGTCTTTCAACCTGTCAGGGCTGAATGTCGGTTCTCTCATGTCCTGACGTTCTGAAAGAACCTTTCTTTTGATTGAACCCTCGCTTTTGAAGTTAATAGGCGTGCAGACAGCCCCGAAACGTCCTGCTACGCTTTCAGCAAGCCCCTGAACTTCATTGCCCATTGACAAGGCTCTGTTCCGTGTCTTGACGATAGCCCTGTCAAGAAAATCCCCTGTCATCAGCCCCTCGTTATCCGTGATAAAATAAGGCATCGTGCGGGCTTTCTTTATCCGCTGACTATTGACATCAAGCCACTTCAAAAAACTGTCAGGCAGGGCAACGGTAATGTTGTCTGAACTTGCGTTAGGCTTCTCGCCGTTCAGAATCATTTCGTTGTCCCTATCCAGTTCCTCGTCCGTCTTGAGGACGGTCACGGCGTAGCAGCGGCAGTGGGGATGCCAGCCCGTGAACTTGAAGGACTTCGGGTAGCGGCCCTTCAGTTCGTCACAGATGTCATGAAGCGGACGCACGGCGTTAGCCTTAGGCGTTCCGTCCTTGCGCAGCTGCGCAGGGTCATCGGTCGTTTCGCCCGGCTGAAGGCGGACGGTGTGGTTGTTGGAGAGGCAGATTTCGATGCCCACCACGAAGTCCATCTGCTGCCAGCGCAGGTGGTCGGCTGTGCGGTAGGCCGTGTTCGTTTCGGTGGCGGCGAGTCGGCGCGCGTTCATGTACGAGGAACGGTACACACCACGCCCGGGGTGAAAAGCCTTGGCACAGCTGGAAAGCTGAAGCAGCCCTTCCTTGTCACGCACGCGGCGGAAAAGCTTGTCGGGATGGACAAGCCACTGTTTCAGTTCCTCAGCCATCGCGCCGGCCGATGCCGTGCCGCTGCGTATGCCCACTTCCAGCCCGAGTTCTATCTGCTCGCGGAAGGCATTCGTATAGTTCCACACGCGGTCAGAGAGACTGAGTCCTTCCGTCTTGCGTGCGAGGAAGGCTTCGAGGGCTTGCGCATTGGTGGAGAAGTAGCGGCGGTACTGAGCGGGCGTAAGCTTGCCCACGTTTTCGCCGAACACGCGGCGCGAAAGCGCGTCGTTCTTGTTGTTGGCAAGTGTCCACGCGCTCTTCACTCCGTTTACGACAGCCGCCTCCAGCTGCTCCTTCAGTTTGCCGAGCAGTCGGTCTACGGCAGGCTTCACGCCCGGGTAGTCGGCGAAGCTGATTGGCTTGCCGTCCTCACCCGGGCTGATGTCCAAACGCATGCCGAGGCGTGCCGCGTCTTCTGCGGCCTTCATGAAGATGCGCCTCACAGCCCGTTCAACGGCGGTGAGGTTGCGGAGGTGCTTCTTGTCGTACTCGTTCATTATTGCGTGAGGTTGAATCCGTCAATCATTTCGTCCTGCTGAATGGCGGCAAGCGTCGTGTCCACATTGTCCGACTTGCCGTAACGTTCGATGCTTTCGCGGTGTGAGAGAAGCGGTTTGCCCCCGTTGGCAGTCATGAGGTTGTTTATCTCGTCCTTCTCGTCGGAAATGGTAAAGGGCGTGATGACCTGTTCCACGGCGAGCGCATCGATGTCAGCGGCATACGCGTCGCCCAGAATGATTTTAGCAAAGGCCTTGAGCACGTTCATTTCGCGGTCGAGGAAGGCGATGAGCGTGCCCTTCTCGTCCTTCACCTTGAGCTGTGCATCGATGAAGAGCTGTTTGCGGCTTTCGCCAGAGAGGGCCACTTGCGACATCTTTTCATACGACCAATCGGGAAGCTGTAGCGAGGTGAAGTAGAGGTTGCGCAGTTCGGAAATGTGGTATTTCAGACACTCCACGCTCTGCTGCCACGTGATGTAGCCCGCCGTCGAGCCTTTCGGGTACTGGAGGATGCCCTTGAACTCCTTGTCGCCCGACTCTTCCCCGCCGTACTCTATCTCCTCGTCGGCGAATACGGCAAAGAGAGGCTTGGAGTTCTCGCGCAGGTAATTACCGTTGCGGCTCAGTGCCCACTCCATTTCATAAACCATGTTAGAGGTATCTTCCCATATAGGCTCAGCTCGCCAGGCATAGACGGCTGGAATCTTACCGAGCGTGATGGCCTCATGTTCCACTTCCTGCATCTGCCCGTCAGTCTCTGTCCACTTGACATGTTCCCGTGCGGTGTAGCAGTCGAAGTAGGCGCAAGGTTGCCCCTGTTCATAGCGTGTGTAACCTACGGAGAGGGCTACCAAGTCGCCGTATTCATCGAAGAACGGGAAGATGCGGTCATCCTGCATGGGCGAGAAGGTGCGCTGACGCAGCTTGAGGCACGAGTGTATGCCGTTGTACAGCGCGTTGGGTTGCTCTACGGCGTACCACAAGGTCATCACCTCACAGCAGGCGTAAAGGCAGCCGAAGCGTTCGGTGTTGACGCTGTCGATGCGTGCACGGTCGTAGACGGCTTCGAGGAATGCCACCACCTCCTTCTGCCGTTCGTTCTGCGGCTTGTACACACGCTTGACAGGGATGCCCGTCACCAGTTCGCGCATGCGCTTCACCGCCAGCCGCTGGAAGGGGAGCGGGATTCTGGTCACGGCCTTCACCCCTTCGCCCGTCACCACGTCGGGGTACTTTGCCCTGTCCATTACAGGGTGCTGCCGTGGGTCGTACTGCGCTTCGAGTCCGTCCCTGCCAGCCCATCGGGGGATGTTGAAGGGGCGCGTGCTGAGTGCCGCAATCTTCTGTTCGGCGGTCAGCAGGTCTGAGTTGATTATTTCGTCAATTGTCATAGCTTGGTCATGTTGTTACCGGCCTATCATGCGTGCGATTCTCGCCTTATTGATCGGCCTGTACGGGTTATTCAAGTGATAGTCTACGGCGTAGCAGGTAAGGTCAACGTATTCATCGTGCGGCTTGGCCGGGAATCCGCACACCTCGTCCAGGTACGCCTCGTTCCAGTTCCCGTCAACGAGAATCACCCTTCCGCATTCGATGGTGGGCGAAGCCGCGTTCAGGCGTGTTTCCTTCGATTCACGGGGTGAGGGAGTCTTGGTGACGTTCAGGCCTGTTGTCGCCTGCAGCTGGTCGATGACGGACAGCCCGTTGGCCTTAGGTTCAATGCGGACGGAACTTTGCGAGGTGTACCCCTGCTCACGTACGTATTGCGGCAGGAAGTGGACGAGCTCCGGAAACTTCATCAGCACCTTCTGCGCATGGGTAATGTACAAGTCATTGCCAATCCTGCACGTAGCGATGATGCCCGTCGGGTCGCCCGACTGCTTGTCCGTGTAAGCCGTATCCACGAAGAAGACGATGGGCTCTGAACCCTTGATGCGGTGGAACTCTCCCTGAGTCACCCGTCCGTACCATTCCCTCCTGACAATGTTGCCGCCCGGGGCGGTCGGTCGCTGCTGGTAGAGCGAGGCAAAGGTACGGGGGCTGCGCCGTTCCACCTCACGGAGTCTTTCCACGCTGTGCCGTTCCTCCCACAGGGCTTCCCCTATTTGGCGCGGGTCCTCCTTCATTTCCTTGTCTTCGCGTATAGCTGGAATACTCAGGACTTCCCACTGGTCAGCCTCCTGCTCCAGCAGCCGACCTGCGAGATCATCCTCATGCCAGCGCGTCATAATGAGCAGGATTTTGCTCCGGTTGTGCAGACGGGTGAGGAACACGTCGTTGTACCAGTACCACACGCGGTCACGGTAGGTTTGCGAAAAGGCTTCGAGAGAGTCCTTCACGGGGTCATCGATGATACCCAGGTCAACGGGCGTACCCGTCAAGCCGCCGCATACGCCCACCGCCTTGTAGAATCCGCCGTAACCCACGGTTTCAAACAGGTCTGCATTGCGAAGCCAGCCCTTACGAACAGAGTTTTTACACTTTTTCGACTGGTAGAGAAAAGTATTCGGGAACAGGTCGCTGTACTCCCTGCTGTCAATCGTTCGTTGTATGGAGCGTGAGAATTGCTGTGCAAGATCAGAAGAGTATGACGACCCCACTATCTTAGCGAACGGATTACGGCCTAGTACCCATGCCGGGAACTTGCGCGACACGATTTCCGACTTCCCGTGCTGCGGCGGCACGAAGAGCATCAGCCTGTCCTTCCCGAGCGTACCCTCGTAGAGCTGCTGACACCGGCGTGCAATGAGCGTGTGGAACCACTGGCGGCTGTAAGTGGGCTGTATGTAGTCAAGGAACACGGGGAAAGACTCCTGCGCGTCCCTTCGGAACAGCTCGCGCTGCAGCTCCAGCAGTTTCAGCTCATTGTTATCTGTCATGTCTGCTTTGTTGAATCCGTGCGATTTCTGCCTCGATTTCATCCGTGCTTAGCGGAATCAGGTCACGGCCATCCCTTCCAGTAATCTCTGTTTTCGTCGAAGCGTATAATCCAAGAAGTTTCCTTCGCTCCATCAGGTTCCGATGGATTATTTCTAGGAAGCGTGGATCCCCGCAGCTCTGGACATTTTCTTTAGATTGCTCCATTCTGACAACGGATATTTCGTTATCTCCATCACTACTACCTGGTACTGCCTGTTGCTTGGCTCTTACCTTTTCGTAGTCTTCCTTAGATTTTACCCATGCTTCCCACGCTTCTTTGATTATATCATCGATTCGTTCCAGCTCCAGCTGTACGGCCAAATCCATATCTTCTATTCGTGTCTCACGCCATTCTGCGAGCAATCGGTTAATATCCTTGTGTACAGTTTGTAGCGAGTACGACTGAAGGTCAAGTCTAGCCATCACCTCTTCACGCATCTCACGATAGGAATAACCTCGCTTATACAGTGAAGCGAGAATGTCCATTCGCACAATCTGTAATTGGCGATAATCTTTTAGGGATTTCTTGTTCGCATAAGTCATAATTGCTGAATATCCATAAGCTTATAG